TGGAAATGTGGACATTGCGACACACAATTAGACCATACATTTGAAATTGACCACAGAATTAGGCTAGAATATGGTGGCGATAATGATGTTCAAAATTTAATAGCATTATGTCGGAATTGCCATGGAAAAAAAACAGCAAGTGAAAATATGTAAATGTGAATAAAATTAAATAATTTATTATATAAATATATGGAATATATAACAGATAAATTTGATGAATACAAAAATAAAATTAATACCTATGTAAGTAATTATACTAATTCAAATTCAGAAGATAAAAATAAATTTGCAAAAAATATTTCTGAATTACCCAAACAAATAGAAAACAATATTAATTTAAATAATCCATATATAACGTATTTTACATATTCTATAATTGTCACTCTTATTATAGTTACATTTGTATTAATTTTTAATGTTGAGTCATCATCTCAACCAGCTGATACCGGTATTCAATCAGAACAAGAAACTGTAAAAAATGTATTTATAGTATTATTTGTTATATTTCTTTTTTTTACTTTATGTATTACATTAGTTCCTAAATTTAAAGATTTAAAAACATTTTTATTTCAAATTAAAAATGTCGTATTCGTAATATTGTATGTATTGTTTTTAATTTTATTTTTTAGATTATTACCAAGCGACATGTTAAACGAATATTCGTCTATAATATTACCAATCACTATTTTAATTGCCGCAACATTATTTTATTTCTCTTTAAAAACAGATTATATTAATAATTTTAATGTTAATTATGAGAGAATAAAAGTGCTAATATTATTATTCTGTTTAATTATTTTATTTGTGGTTTATTATTATTCAAATCCCGGAGGATATGTAACCGAATATTTTGGGTATTCTTCTCTATTAGTTATTATATTTTCGGTATTTGCATTTTTGTATTTAATAGTATTAATATCATTACCAGAATCTATAGCATCTCCAAATGTTTCAAATTTATTAAGCAATTTTTCAAAAACATCTATAATTAGCACCGTATCATTTTTAGCATTTATTATTGCTATAACAATTACATTAAGTGTAAATAATTCAAATACAAATCTTACAAACAATAAGGACATATTTTATTTTGTTATTTTTTTAACATTAATAATTTGTAGTTTATGGAGTATTTTATTAATATCTAATTTATTTCCAGAAATTGCAAATAAAAATATAATTGTATCAAAAATATCGTCCTTTAAAAAAATATTACTTACTTTATTTGGGGTTGTTATGGTAGGATTAATTATTGCATGGATTGTATATGATGCAAATAATAATTCAAGTACATCTGGTATAACAAATATTGTATTAAGTGTTATACTATTATTAATTGTTCTTTTAATGATTTATAAATTTATTACAATTAAATTACCTTATGGTAACTATAAAAAAAATAGTTTTTTAAATTTATTATATAATATTATTTTTTATATTCCTTGTTTATTTATTGATACATACAAATATTTATATGATTCACTTACTGGAAACAAAAATACAGCTACGAAAGTAGAAATATTAACATTAATCATTATAATATTATCTCTAATTTGTTATATACTTTTTCCAATATTATTTAAAAAAATATATTTACAAGGCGGAAACACATTAATCGATTATCCCATATATATAGATAAATTAACAACGCTTGGAACATATGAAACTCTTAATAAATCTTCACAATATGACTATAATTATGGTATTTCATTTTGGGTATTTTTAGATTCTATGGATGCATTGGCCAACAATAACTACATGTCTATACTAAATTATGGAGATATTCCTAATATACAATATAATTATTCAAATAACACACTATTAATTACAATGAAACAAAAGGACGTAGATAAAAATACTTCTTCAAATAAAATGGTTGATTTTGATGACAAAGGAAATAAAATAATATATAAAACAAATAAAATATTGTTACAAAAGTGGAACAATATAATAATAAATTATGTAGGTGGAACTTTAGATATATTTTTAAATGGCGAATTAATCAAATCTGCAATAGAAGTAGCACCATATTATACTTTAGATAATTTAACAGTTGGAGAAAATAATGGAATAAGTGGGGGAATGTGTAATCTAATTTATTTTAATAAATCATTATCAGCTAGCAGCATATACTATTTATATAATATGGTTAAATATTCTAATCCTCCAGTAATAGGTAACTAGTTATTTTTATAATAAAATAATTATTAGAAATTAAATAATTATTAGAAAATATTATTATAATAATTATTTTTAAAACAATAAATTTATTATTAAAATAGATAATTTCTATCTTTATAATATATAATGACTCCTTTACAAATAGTTATGATTGTTGTAGTAATTATGTTAATAATTATAATATTAAGATATATGTTATATAACCCATACAATTTACAAAATATGCAAAACGGACAAACAGCATCAGTAATTTCTGCTTCTTCTTTAGCAACAAATGGATCAAGTGTTCCTTCAAGTAATTTTGCATATTCTATTTGGTTTTATATAAATGACTGGAACTATAGATATGGAGAGCCTAAAGTAATCTTTGGCAGAATGGGATCTACTAGTAGTTCAACGAGCACAAGTAGTTCGTCAATAAGTGGAGTTAGTGGAATAGATCCTTGCCCGGCTGTTGTATTAGGTGCAGTTGAAAATAATATTGATATATCGCTCAGTTGTTTTCCGGGAGTGAATCAGTTGTCATCTTCAACAACCCCAACCACTACAACACAATTACTTACATGTTCTGTTGCAAATGTTCCTATACAAAAATGGGTAAATTTAATAATAAGTGTGTATGGAAGAACAATGGATGTATATATTGACGGCAAATTAGTAAAAACATGTTTATTACCCGGAATAGCTAATATAAACGCCAATTCAGATATATATGTAACTCCATCTGGTGGCTTTAATGGTTGGACATCAAAATTTCAATATTATCCATCACCAATTAATCCACAAGATGCATGGAACATATACACATCTGGTTATTCATCTTCATGGTTTAATTTAACAAACTCCTATCAAATACAATTATCACTAATAGAAAATGGAACTACGCAAAATAGCATTACAATTTAAAAAATTAAAAAATTAAAAAATAAAAAATAAAATTATAAAATTATAAAACTACAAAATTACGAATTAGTATAAATTTTTCTTATTAATTAATATATATGAGTAGCGATAATGCATCATTTTCAGTATCTAAAGGAACATTTGGACCAAGAGATTTTTTAGACTCGAATAGTTTAGTAATAAAAGTTGCATTTTTATTTTTAGTTATATTTGCATTTATAGTATTATTAAGAGTAGGAGTTATGATAATAGGGATGATATCAACTGCCAATCAATCGCCACATCTTATTGATGGAATGGTAGATGCAACTCAGTTAATTATTTTTCCTCAAGATCCAAGTAATAATAATGCAGTTACTATATATAGGTCAGTAAATGGAACAGATGGCATTGAATTTACATGGTCTGTATGGGTTTATATAAATAATTTACAATATCTAGAAGGACAATATAAACATGTGTTTTACAAAGGAAATAGTAATTTAGAAACAAATGGATTAAATTTTCCAAACAATTCACCCGGATTATATATTGCTCCAAATACGAATGATTTAATTGTAATGATGAATACTTACAATACAATTAATGAAGAAATTATTATTCAAGATGTTCCACTTAACAAATGGGTAAATGTAATAATAAGATGCCAAAATACTACGTTAGATGTGTACATCAATGGTATTATATCACGAAGTTTGCAACTTAATGGAGTTCCTAAGCAAAATTATGGAGATGTATTTGTAGCTATGAATGGTGGTTTTGCTGGTTATATTTCAAATTTATGGTATTACAATTATGCTTTAGGAGTATCAGATATACATAAACTGTTTGTAAAAGGTCCAAATACAAAAATGTTAAACTCCTCAAGTGGAAGCGCAATGAATGCTAAATTGAATAACTATTTATCATTGCGGTGGTTTTTTAATGATACGAGTAATATTTCATAATAATATTATTAATATTTTATATAAAAAATAAAATATTAATATAATATATAACATGACAACTTATACGGCAAGCTCAACAGAACAAAGTTCTGCAACTACAGAAAATGATATTCAAGTAACAGCATCTGCGTCCGCAACAGCTACTTCAGATGTATCTCAAAGTGATGCCCAAAATATTGCAAATTTGGTCGCATCACAAGATGCAATGAGTCAAGCAATTTTTTCAGCTAATCTATTAAATCAAAGTATTCCAGTTGTTAATTTACAACAATATGAACCAGTATATGAAGGGTATATATTATATTCTGAACTTGCAAAAAATGAAAGTTTTATAGTTAAAACAGACAAGTATACGTTATCAACTAATAGGGCTAATTATTATGACGCTAAAACTAATGAAATTATTGGCACGTGGGGAAATTATAAGCAAGCTATTTTAGAAGAACCATATGTTTCTTCATATCAACAAGTCCATCTAAGTATAAACAATACGCCAATATATTATGTTGCTAATAGATATGGGAAAAGTATACTTATTCCAGTTGGAACAACATATATAGCTCAAGTAATTACTTATCATGATGACACTAATGAAAAAGACACTAAAACATACATCCCACATTTATGGAGATCAACTAGAGTGTCTAAGGAACGTGCCGACATAACAATTCTTAAAGGAATATCAGATAACTCAGCTTAAAATTATAATTTCTATAATTTATATAAATTATAGAAATATATTAATATACCTTTAATATATTATGTCTTATGGATTTAATTACTTACCTAAACCTCCACGGGCATGGTCTCGTGTCCAACACCCTTGTTCTACAAATACAGATAATTCATCTGACGTTTATGTCCCCATAATAAACAAAACCATATCTACAGCAGAAGCTAATTATTTAAATAAAATGTACAATAAAGGCAATGTATTACAATATAAAAAAAATAGTTCGCGATTAACAAAAAGTCAAAAATATTCACAAATTTCAAAGGGTATGTGGGTATGTAAAAAATCATATGCCACACAGTCTACAACGTATACAAATCCAAATACTACAAGTTTATTAAGAGTTAATTATTCAACTATTCCATTTCCAAACACTCTTGTAGGATATCCTAACAATATTTCTGGTCCAT